CTTATGATAGCGAACCTAATGATACTTTAGCTAGATGGTTACATACATCTAAAGAAGGAAAGAATTTTATGAACTTCCTTGAAGCTAAGCTAGTTTAATATAATAACATAATTGTAAGAAAAGCCACCTTGTAAATCTCGGTGGTTTTTTTATTTTATAAATTAAGTATCTTTGTACAAAACTAATACAAATGATTAATATAAATAAAGTTAGGAACACAGTATTGTTTGTTCTTAATAAAGAAAATAGAGGATTCATTACGCCTAATGAGTTCAACAGTTTCTCTGATATGGCTCAAATGGCTATATTTGAAGATGACTTCCACAAGTACGCAAAAGCTATTTTAAAGCAAAACAATAGAATGTATCATTCAGAATACTCTGATATTCCAAAGCAACTAAGAGAGAGAATAGATGAGCTTACTGAGGTTGGAGATATGTCTTATGATTTAAATAATATGCTTTCAGTAGACGCTACAGATTTATATAGAATGCTAAACATTACTTACAAGAATAAGTACGATGTAGAGGAGGTTTCTAAACTAGAGATAAATAGAGTTGTAAACAATAGTCTTATTGCTCCATCAGCGGAATATCCTATCTATGTAAACATTGGAGGTAAATACAAAGTATATCCAAGTACATTGTTAGATACTGATTTCTCAGCTACATACATTAGAGTTCCAAAACAACCTAAGTGGACTTATATAGAGATAGCAGGAAATCCAGTTTATAATGCTTCTGCTGTAGATAGACAAGACTTTGAATTACACCAATCTTGTGAGGTAGAATTAATCACAAAGATTTTAGGATATTGTGGAATATCAATAAGAGAAACTGAGGTTACACAAGCTGTAAAAGCAGAAGAGACATACAAGGACCAAAGAAACGGATTATAAAAATATAAACTATGAGTCACGATATAACTACTCCTCCTATCAATTATTATGAAGATGAGGCTAAATGGGGAGAATACCAATATGTTACATTGACGGAGTTAGTAAACAACTTCATTACCAATATGGTTGGAGATGATAAACTATTGTCTAATGTAAAGAGATATAATGTCTTATACCACATGAAGAGAGGTATATCAGAATTGTCTTATGATGCTTTGAAAGATATTAGAAATGTAGAGCTAGAGATTGGAGATACACTTAGTGTTCCACTTCCTATTGATTATATTTCTTATGTTAGAGTATCTGTAGTTGGAGACGATGGAACTCTTCAACCATTAGCGATTAACAATAAAACAACTATTGCTAGATCATACTTACAAGACCACCAATACAATATCTTATTTGACCAAGATGGTTATCCGTTAGAGGCTACGCCTAGTGTTGTTGAAAATAACTTCTCAGGTTCTACATATATAAAAGTTCCAAGCGATGAAGCTAAAGGTAACTATACAGTGTCAGCATCTCCAAACTTTAATTTTGACACATCTCAAAACGGTAACGGAACATTTGTAATAGACAAGAGAACTGGAAGAATGAATTTCTCTTCAAACATTTTCTCTAAAATAGTTGTTATAGAATATATCTCTGATGGACTAGAAGGAGACCCTGAGTTTATTAGTGTTCATAAATTTGCAGAACAAGCTCTCTATGAGTATGTTAAGTATATGATTCTTAATAACAAATATGGTGTTCAAGAATATGTTATCAATAGAGCTAAGAGAGACTACAATTCAGCACTTCAAAATGCAAAGATTAGATTGTTAGAGTTGAGAAAAGTTAATCTTCATGGCATATTGAATAATAGAAAACAATGGCTAAAATAAATATATAGATGAAAATACAAAATAATTTTCTTCAAGCTAAAGTAAATAAAGACTTTGACGAAAGGTTAACTCCTAATGGACAGTTAACAGATGCGGAGAACTTTATGGTTACTTCTGAAGATGGTGGAGCTGCTGGTGTTGGGAAGGTGGTCTTAGGAAACTTTAAGACTACTTCATTAAACATTCCTGGAGCTATGGTAATTGGATCTATGTCTGATGATGCCAACAATAGATTGTTCTACTTTATAAAGGGAACTAATCACGATTATCTTATTGAATATAATGTAGATACTGAAACTACAATTGTGGTTTTGAAAAGTGCAGTTGGAGGAGCATTAAACTTTAGCACATCTTACAGAATATATAATGTTAATTTTGTTGTTAACTCAGAGAATGAAAATACAATACTAGCATGGACAGATGGATATAACCCACCTAGAATAGTTAATATAGATAGATTTAAGGCGTTGTTTGCAGCAGACCCTTCTTATGTGTTCACTTCGTTAGAGATAAGCGTCATAAAGCCTTCTCCAGAAACATCTCCTACGATACAAGGAAGGATTGATGCGGAAAACTTAGGTTCTAATGAGATTGAGGATAAAATGATATCTTTCTCTTATAGATATAAGTATAATGACGGATATTATTCTGCTATATCTCAGTGGTCAGAATACTTTTTTTATCCTAATGTATTCTCATTGAATTTTGAGACTATGGAAAATGTCGGGATGTTAAACCAATATAACTATGCTTATATATATTTCAATACAGGAGATAGAGATGTAATTGGGATTGATGTATTTTTCAAGAATAGTGGAAGTAGCACTGTTTATGTTGTAGATAAATTCATAAAGAAAGAAGAGTTATGGGATGACAATACAACTCAAAGCGTATCTTTCTCTAATAATAAAATATATAGCACTTTACCAGAGAGTCAGTACTTTAGAAGTTTTGACAATGTTCCATTAACGGCAAATACTCAGACAATAGCTGGTAACAGATTAATGTATGGAGACTATGTAGAGGGAAGGAATTTGATAGATGAATTTGGAGGCGATGTGCTTCTAGACTATTCAGTAGGATATGTATCTCAAAACCTAACTGAAAAAGAAATAGATTCGTCATCTTTTGTGCAAGTAGAAGGTATAATTCCAACTAATAGGTGGTATGTATCATTTACATTTCCAGACTATGTCACATATAAAAATGGAACATCTATACAGTTAAAACTAAGAATAAAATCAAATTATGTTGGTCACGAAGATAATTTCTTTACGGATTATTATACATACATATTCTTAGAGGATTTTGATAATTTCAACGACTTCTTTGCCAACTCTTCTTTTGTTAGTGATATACAAGATGCTCTTAGTGCTTCTTTTGTAATTGCTATGTCAGAACCTCCATTAGGGTTTGCTCTTAGCACTTATGAAGAATTTGTAGTAACCAATCCATCTCCAAAAAAGATAGATATTAAACTACCTTCAATAACATATATAAAGAACAACCCAGACCCTACTCCAGACGAATTTGAATACGAATATTTCGAACCAACATCATCTAATGTTTATTACAGAGAAGTTGGTGTTAATAGCAGTATGAAATCAAATAGGAGTTATGAGGTAGCTATGTATTATGAAGACCAAGAAGGTAGAAAGACTACAGCTCTTACATCTGAAAATAATACAACATACATCCCTGCTTCGTCATCAGATAATAAGAATATAATTAAGGTATCTATACCCAACAGTCAAAAACCACCTGTTTGGGCTAAGAGATATGGTTTTGCTATAAAACAAAACAGAACGGATTACGATACGTTGTATGCAAATCAATTCTTTTATGACGAGAATAAGTTTTGGGTATTGATAAAAGGTCAAACAATAGATAAGATTAGAGTTGGAGATGAACTTGTTGTAAAGAGAGATAAGAGTGGTGTTTTACAAAATATTGTTAAAACAAGAGTTCTAAGTATTTCTAACCAGGATGAAGATTTTTTGGCAGATAACAGAGATTCTAATAATAAATTAATTATAGAACCAAGCGGATTATACGCTGAACTAGATGGTACTTATATAGATTATCAGTATTCAGAAAATGAGTTTATAGAGGAAAAAAAAGCTACCGCAACTCCAAGCGGAAAACCTACCGCAACTATAACCGCATTCAACGATGGAACTGACCCATTAGAAATACCTCAAGGCAGTATAATGACGTTGGATTTTGTAAGTAAGTATTCTCAGGTTAATTCAAGAGTATTATTTAAAAAAACATATGTCAGTTCTAAGTATTATGATAAGTTTGAAGACTTTTTTAACGAAGAAGTATTACCACTTGGATTCCAATCTACATCTGATTCAGATAAAGAATTTAATGTAACAATAGGAACAACTAGTCTTATAACTGGAAAATGTGCATTAAGCGTTGAGGGTACTGAAGTCGGTTGGGGTGACGTGTACTCTGAGATTTATGTAACCGTATCTATAAGGATAACATCTGGTTTATTTATATTTGAAACACTTCCAAAAGAAAATGATTCTATAGTGTATTTTGAAACACCAGAAATTTATCAAATAACTAATGGAGCACATCAACTTGGAGACCACTTACTAACAAGAACTTTTAATTGCTTTTCGTTTGGAAATGGAGCAGAGAGTAATCAAATTAAAGATTCGTTTAATAAGCAAAAATTATTGATTGATTTCTGCCCTACATCGACAACAGAAGACAAATACAAACAGATAAGCAGATATGCAGATATAACATATAGTGATATTTACCAATCATCAACTTCTGTAAATAGATTAAATGAATTTAATTTATCAGTAGCTAACTACAAAGATGACATTGATAAAAGATTTGGTAGGATTGTTAAAATGCACCCTACAGAAACCGATATTCTTGTGATTCAAGAAGATAAGTGGAGTAAGATATTATACGGTAAAGATTTACTTTATAATTCAGACGCAACCACCAACTTATCTAGAATACAGAATGTTTTGGGTCAGCAAGTACCTTATGGTGGAGAATATGGAATATCTACTCACGCAGAAAGTTTTGATGAGTATGGTAGAAATATGTTCTGTACAGATGTTAAGAGAGGAGTAGTATTGAGATTCAATGATTCAAATGGTCTTACTGAAATATCTAACAGCGGAATGAAGGATTACTTCAAGAGATTGTTTAGAGATAACAAGATAGATAACATCATAGGTCAATACGATTCATTTTACGATATTTATATCTGTAATATAAAATACACAACTAAGACCAACGAAAGTAAATATGTAACTTGGGTTTATTCTACGGATGCTGATGGATTTGCAACTAAGCAAACATTTAATCCTGAAGAAATGTTAAGAGTAAATAATCACTTATTGTCATTTAAAAATGGAGAGGTTTATAAACATAACCATAATGCGACAAGTAATTACAATACTTTTTACGGAGTTCAATCTGATAGTACATTTTCATTTAACTTCTCTCAAGAACCAAGCACAAGAAAGAACTTTAAAACCATAGAGATTGAGGGAACTAATTCTTGGGATATAACTCTTAAAACAGACCTTCAGAATGGATACTTGAATAAAGGCGATTTAAGCAAGAA